TTGACACATACCGCACGCAAGACAGAGGGGGCGCAGACGTCCCACAACTCGCCCTCGATACCGCGCGGGATCAGATCGGGCGCCGCCTGGATCGCCTCCGCGCCGCTGGCAACGCAGACGACGTTTCTTGACAGCCTCAGCGAGGGAGAGCTTCTGGCTCTCCCTTACCTGTTCGATTTCTGGGCTTATGAGCACCAATTACCGCCTGAGGGCGATTGGAATACCTGGGTGATCCTTGGCGGGCGCGGCGCGGGCAAGACGCGGGCCGGAGCGGAATGGGTGCGCAGCCAGGTTGAAGGCAACGGGCCGCTGGATGAAGGCCGGGCGCGGCGCGTGGCGCTTGTTGGCGAAACCGTTGATCAGGTGCGCGAGGTGATGATTTTTGGCGAGAGCGGCATCCTTGCCTGTTCACCGCCAGACCGAAAACCCACATGGGAGGCCGGGCGCAAGCGGCTGGTCTGGCCCAATGGCGCGATTGCGCAGGTCTTTTCGGCGCATGAGCCGGAAGCGCTTCGGGGGCCGCAATTCGATGCGGCCTGGGTCGATGAGCTCGCGAAGTGGAAGAAGGCGCAGGAGACATGGGACATGCTCCAGTTCGGTCTGCGCCTTGGGGAGCGGCCGCGGGTCTGTGTCACCACGACACCGCGCAACCAGCCGCTTTTGAAGGAAATCCTTGCGCGCGATTCGACTGCCGTCACCCATGCGCCAACCGAGGCGAACCGCGCCCATCTTGCGCAGTCCTTCCTCGAGGAGGTGCGGGCGCGTTACGAGGGCACGCGGCTTGGGCGGCAGGAATTGGACGGCATCCTGCTTGACGAGGCGGAGGGCGCGCTGTGGACGCTTGATCGCCTGGATGGGTGCCGGGTCGACAGGTTGCCCGAACTGGACCGGATCGTCGTTGCCGTTGATCCGCCGGTCAGCGGCCATGCGGCATCGGACGAATGCGGGATCGTCGTTGCGGGCGTGGTGCAGAGCGGGGCTGTCGGAGAGTGGCGGGCCTATGTGCTTGACGATGCCACGGTGCGCGGGGCGAGCCCGGCAGCCTGGGCGCATGTGGCGGTTGCGGCGCTCGAGACATGGCAGGCGGACAAGCTCGTGGCCGAGGTCAACCAGGGCGGTGACCTTGTCGCGGAAGTGGTGCGCCAGGTGGACCCGAGCGTGCCCTACAAGGCGGTGCGCGCCTCGCGCGGCAAGGTCGCGCGGGCAGAACCCGTGGCGGCGCTCTACGAACAAGGGCGGGTGCATCATGTCGGCTGTCACGCCGATCTCGAAGACCAGATGCGCAAGATGACGATCACCGGATTCGAAGGGCAGGGCAGCCCGGACCGCGTCGATGCGCTCGTCTGGGCATTGCACGAGTTGATGATCGAACCGTCGGCGGCATGGCGACGCCCCCGGATGCGTGGGCTTTGAGGGCAGCGTTCGGTGGTCTGAGGCCGGATTAAGAGTTTTGAGCGATAACCCTTCCTGTCCGAAGCGCAAAGACGCGTCAGAGGGCGGGGCAAGAGCAGGAGCGACAGCAACATGCTATTGGATTTCTTTCGACGCAACGAGATCGCGCAGGTGCCGGAACAGAAGGCGAGCGCGACCGGGCCGGTCGTCGCGTGGCAGACCTCCGGGCGTGTGGCCTGGAGCCCGCGTGACACGGTTTCGCTGACCCGGACGGGATTTGCGGGCAACCCGGTCGGCTATCGGTCGGTGAAGCTCATCGCGGAAAGCGCGGCGGCGCTGCCGCTGGTGCTGCAGGATGGCACGCAGCGCTATGAGAGCCACCCGATCCTGTCGCTTCTGGCGGCGCCGAACCCGGCGCAGGGGCGGGCGGAATTGTTCGAGGCACTTTTCGGGCAACTTATGTTGTCGGGCGATGGCTATGTTGAGGCCGTCGGCGGCGAGGGCGGCACGCCGGTTGAACTGCACGTGCTGCGCTCGGACCGGATGAGCGTCGTGCCGGGGGCGGATGGCTGGCCGGTGGCCTATGAATACAAGGTCGGCAGCCGAAAGCACCGCTTCCCCAACCCCGAGGGCGGGCAGGGCGCGCCGATCTGTCATTTGCGCAACTTTCATCCGCAGGATGACCATTATGGCTTTGCCCCGCTTCAGGCGGCGGCGATGGCGCTCGATGTGCATAACGCGGCCTCGCGTTGGTCAAAGGCGCTTTTGGACAATGCGGCGCGGCCCTCGGGGGCGATCGTCTACAAGGGCGCGGACGGGGCAGGCGGCCTCAGCAGCGACCAGTATGACCGCCTTGTGAGTGAGATGGAAAGCTATCACCAGGGCGCGCGCAACGCGGGGCGGCCAATGCTTCTTGAGGGCGGGCTTGATTGGAAGCCGATGGGCTATTCGCCCTCGGACATGGAGTTCCAGAAATCCAAGGAGGCTGCCGCGCGCGAGATCGCGCTTGCCTTCGGGGTGCCGCCGATGCTGCTCGGAATTCCGGGGGATGCGACCTATGCCAATTACCAGGAGGCCAACCGCGCCTTCTATCGCCTGACGGTTCTGCCGCTGGCGACGCGGGTGGCGGCGACGGTCGGGCGGTGGCTCTCGGGCTTTTCGGGCGAGGCGGTGCAGCTTGCCCCTGATCTTGACCAGATTCCAGCATTGGCGGCGGAACGGGATGCGCAATGGGCGCGGGTTCAGGGGGCGGATTTCCTCACCGTGGCGGAGAAACGGCGCTTGCTTGGCCTGCCGGTCGAGCCGGAGGCCGGTGGCGGTGCGGATGGTTGAGCAACGCTATGGGTTTGAACAGTTCGACTGTGCCCCGGCGCTTCGGCTTGAGGCGCATGAAAGGGTGGCGAAATTGCAATTCGACAGCCTCAACCGGCGGCTCGACAAGATTGAAGACCTGATCGAGCGGCTTGAGCGGCGGCTCTGGCTGACGGTTTACGGGGTTGTTGGCGTCATTCTGGCGCAGGCCTTCCAGGGGCTTCTGGCGGCGGCGCCATGAGGAGAGACGAGGACAAGATGGATACAGGACTTGAACATAAATTCGCGCGCTTCGGCGAGGCGCTCGAGCTTCAGGATGGCTGCACGATCCAGGGCTATGCGAGCCTGTTCGGGCAGGGCGATCAGGGCGGCGATATCGTCGAGAAGGGCGCCTATGCAGCGTCGCTTGCCAAGGGTCGGGGCATCAAGATGCTCTGGCAGCATGATCCGACCCAGCCCATCGGCATCTGGGAAGAGGTGCGCGAGGACGGGCGCGGGCTTTGGGTCAAGGGGCGGCTGCTGCTTGACGTGGCGCGGGGCCGCGAGGCGGCGGCGCTCATCGGGGCGGGGGCGATTGACGGCTTGTCGATCGGCTATCGCACGGTGCGCGCAAGGAAGAACGACAGGGGCCAGCGTCTCCTGCAGGAACTGGAGCTGTGGGAGGTGTCGCTTGTGACCTTTCCGATGCTGCCCAGTGCGCGCGTGTCGGCCAAGGGCGAGGATTTGCCTGCGGACGAGGCGATGCGCGAATTGGCGGCGGCCTTCGAGGACGCCCGTCAGGAGCTGAGGCGCGGGACGCGCGCCAAGGCATAACTCAACAATCGAGGACCATTGGATGGGTAAGACCGAGACGAAGGCTCGGGCCGGGGAAGGCGTGTCTCCGGTGGCCGAGGTGAAGTCTGCCGTGACGGGTTTCATGAGCGACTTCAAGACTTTCAAAGATGACATTCACGCAAGACTTCAGCAACAGGAAGAGCAACTGACCATGCTTGATCGAAAATCCCAGACCTATTCGCGCCCCGTGCTTGCCGCCGAGGCCGATTTCGAAGCTCCGCACCAGAAGGCGTTTAATGCCTATCTGCGCTCGGGCGATGATGATGGGCTGCGCGGCCTCGAGATCGAGGGCAAGTCCATGTCGAGCGCCGTCAACAGCGACGGCGGCTATCTCGTCGACTCGCAGACCGCCGACCAGGTCAAGGCGGTGCTCAACACCACCGCGTCGATCCGCGCCGTGGCCAATGTCGTCAATGTCGAGGCGGCGTCCTACGACGTGCTGATCGACTCGGGCGAAGCGGGCGCGGGCTGGGCCGACGAGACGTCGTCCACCGGCGAGACCGGCACCCCGACCATCGAGCGCATCACCATTCCGCTGCACGAGCTTTCGGCCCTGCCCAAGACCTCGCAGCGTCTGCTCGATGACAGCGCGTTCGACATCGAGAGCTGGCTTGCGGGCCGCATCGCGGACAAGTTCGCTCGTGCCGAGGCCGCGGCCTTCGTCAATGGCGATGGCGTCGACAAGCCGACCGGGTTCCTGACCCATGCCAGCGTCGACAACGATGTCTGGACCTGGGGCAACCTTGGCTATGTGCCGACCGGGCAGGATGGCGATTTCAACGGTGGCGATGCGCTGATCGACCTCGTCTATGCGCTTGGGGCGCAATATCGCGCCGGGGCGAGCTTTGTGATGAACTCCAAGACTGCCGGTGCCGTGCGCAAGCTCAAGGATGTGGATGGCCGCTTCCTATGGTCGGATGGCCTTGCAGCGGGCGAACCGGCGCGCCTTCTGGGCTATCCGGTGCTGATCGCGGAGGACATGCCCGATGTGGCGTCGGGCGCGACCGCGATTGCCTTCGGTGACTTCGGGGCTGGCTACACCATTGTCGAGCGCCCGGACCTGCGCGTGCTGCGTGATCCGTTCAGCGCCAAGCCGCATGTCCTGTTCTACGCGACCAAGCGCATTGGCGGGGATGTGAGCGATTTCGCGGCGATCAAGCTTTTGAAGTTCTCGGTCTCGTAAGGGGCCGGGCTGGGGATGCGGTCGTGTGGCCGCATCTCCGGGGCGCGTGCTTCTGATCTGCGTTGTCTGGCTGTCCCCTCCGTTCGAGCGGCGCAGATGGCGCGCGCCCGAACCTTGAGGAGGGTCGCAAATGTTGGAGTTTTCCATGATGTTAGTCGAAGAGACCTCGGTGCCGACAGCGGCCCTTCCGATTGCCGAGCTGAAAGCGCATCTCAGGCTTGGAAGCGGGTTCGCCGAGGACAGTCTCCAGGAGGATGTGCTTGAGAGTTTCCTGCGCGCGGCGATGGCGGCGGTTGAGGGGCGTATCGGCAAGATACTGATCGAGCGCAGCCTGACCTATGGCGTATCGCATTGGGCGCGGATCGACCGTCAAAGCCTGCCTGTCGCGCCTGTCAATGCCATCGAGAGCGTGACGCTTGTCGATCGTCTTGGCGAGGAGGCGCAGGTTGCGCCGAGCGTCTACCGTCTCGTGCCTGATAGTACGACACCGAGCCTGCGACCGGCGGGCCATGCCCTGCCGAGCATTCCCGCCGAGGGGCGGGCCGATATCCGCTTCCTTGCGGGCTATGGTCCGGAATGGGCCGATTGCCCGGCGGACCTGCGACAGGCGGTGCTGCTTCTGGCGGCGCATTACTATGAATACCGGGATGAAACCGCGCTTGGCGGGGGGTGCATGCCCTTTGGCGTCACCAGTCTCATCGCGCGCTACCGTCCGCTGCGCCTGGGAGCGCGCGCATGAAACGGGTGCATCTCTCACGCAAGCTCGTTCTCGAGGCGCCGGAGCGTCTCTCGGACGGCAAGGGCGGCTATGTCGAGACATGGGTCGCGCACGGCACGCATTGGGCCGAGGTCAAGGTGCGCACCGGGCGCGAGCGCGACGGCGGCGAGGTCACCACGGCTTACACGGCCTATCGCATCACGGTGCGCGGCGCGCCGGAAGGGGCGGCGTCGCGCCCGGTTCCGGGCATGCGGTTTCGCGAAGGGGCACGGATTTTTCCCATTCAGGCGGTGAGCGAACGTGATCCGGCGGGACGCTTCCTGACCTGTTTCGCAATCGAGGAGGTGGCGGCATGAGCTATGGCCTTTCTGGCGCGCTACAAGGCGCGATCTATCAGGCGCTTCAGGCGGATGGCGTGCTGACGACGCTTGTGGGCGATGCGGTCTATGACGCGCTGCCACCCGGCGAAATCCCAGAGACCTACGTGATGCTTGGCGCCGAGGACGTGCTGGACCGCTCGGACAAAAGCGGCGTCGGGGCGGAGCATCGCCTGACGGTGTCCGTGGTCTCGGGCGGGGCGGGGTTCGCCGCCGCCAAGGAGGTCGCGGGGCGTATCAGCGACCTGTTGCACGGCGGCGATCTTACGCTGGCGCGCGGGCGGCTTGTCTATCTCAACTTCAGCGGCGCCAAGGCGCGCCGTTTCGGCACGGACAATCAGCGACGCATCGACCTGCGCTTCCGTGCCCGTGTCGAAGACAATTCTTAACCTCAGATCGGAGTGACGAACATGGGTGCCCAGAACGGCAAGGATCTTCTTATTAAGGTGGACCTGACCGGCGACGGTCAGTTTGAAACCATCGCGGGGCTGCGCGCCACGCGTGTGAGCTTCAACGCCGAAAGCGTTGATGTCACCAGCCTCGAAAGCCAGGGCGGCTGGCGCGAATTGCTTTCGGGGGCGGGTGTCAAATCGGCGGCGATCTCCGGCTCGGGCGTGTTCCGCGACGCCAGCACGGACGAGCGCACGCGGCAGATCTTCTTTGACGGTGAGACGCCGCAATTTCAGGTCATCATCCCCGATTTTGGCGTGGTCGAGGGCGCGTTCCAGGTCACGGCGATCGAATATGCCGGCAGCCATAATGGCGAGGCGACCTACGAGCTGTCGCTGGCCTCGGCGGGCGCGCTTGGCTTCGTGGCGCTTTGAGCATGGCGAACCCATGGGCGGGAGAGGTTGCGCTGACCATCGACGGGGAGCGGTATGTGCTCAAGCTCACCCTCGGTGCCTTGGCGGAACTTGAGGCGGGGCTTGGCAGCGATACGCTGGTCGATCTTGTCGAGCGGTTCGAAAGCGGCGCCTTCTCAAGCCGCGACGTGCTCTCGTTGATCGTGGCGGGGTTGCGCGGGGGAGGCTGGCAGGGGGACGCCAGCGACCTTCTAACCGCCGAGATTGCGGGCGGGCCGATGCAGGCGGCGAAGATCGCGGCGACGCTTCTGGCGCGGGCCTTCACGCTCGAGCCGGGGCCATGACACGGTTTGACTGGCCTGCGCTGTTGCGGGTGGGGGTGCATGGGTTGGGCCTGCGACCAGGGGAATTCTGGGCCCTCACCCCGGCGGAGTTCCAGATCATGCTCGGGCAGGGCGCGGCGGCGCCCGCCCTGACGCGGCAAGGGTTGGATGCGCTTTTGAGGGCATATCCTGATGGAAAGGAAGGACAGGCAGATGAGCGACAGTGATGCGCTGCAAGGGTTCAGCGACCAGGTGGATGCGCTTGAAGAAAACCTTGCCCAAGCCACTGGGATGGTGGCGAGTTTCGATGCCGAGCTGCGCACGGTGCGGCGCTCTCTGGCGGCGACGGGGCAGGATGTGAAGACCCTCGAACGGGGTCTGAGCCGTGGATTGCGGCGCGCCTTTGATGGGGTGGTGTTCGACGGCATGAAGCTCTCGGACGCGCTCGAGGGGATTGCGCGCGCGATGATGAACACCGCCTATCGCGCCGCGTTGCGCCCGGTCACCGACCAGGTCGGCTCGGTCATTGCAAGCGGTGTCGGTTCCGTTGTGCAAGGTCTGTTGCCCTTTGAGAAAGGCGCGGGATTCGCGCAGGGGCGGGTCATGCCTTTTGCCAATGGCGGCGTGGTCTCGGGGCCGGTGCGATTTCCCATGCGGGGGGGAACGGGCCTGATGGGGGAGGCCGGGCCGGAAGCGATCATGCCCTTGGCACGGGGTGCCGATGGGCGGCTTGGGGTGCGTGCCTCGGGCGGCGGCTCTGCTGTCAATGTGGTGATGAACATCCAGACCCCGGATGTGGAAGGTTTCCGCCGGTCCTCGGGCCAGATCGCGGCCCAGATGGGGCGCGTGATTGGTCGTGGCCAGCGCAACAGGTAAGGAGGGCAAGGACATGCAATTTCACGAGATACGCTTTCCGGCCAATCTCAGCTTTGGCTCGGTTGGCGGGCCTGAGCGGCGCACCGACGTGGTGACGCTCGCCAACGGGTTCGAAGAGCGCAACACGCCCTGGGCGCATTCGCGGCGGCGCTATGATGCCGGTGTCGGAATGCGTAGCCTTGACGATATCGAGACACTGATCGCCTTTTTCGAGGCGCGTCAGGGGCAGCTCTATGGATTTCGCTGGAAGGATTGGTCGGACTACAAGACATGCCCGGCCTCTGCCGAGGTCGATTACCGCGATCAGGTCATCGCCGTGGCCGATGGCAAGGCGGATTCGTTCATGTTGAACAAGACCTATGCTTCGGGGGCGTTTCATTATGTGCGCCCGATCACCAAGCCGGTGCTTGGCACGGTGCGCATGGGGATCGAGGGCGACGAGATGTACGAAGGGGTGCATTTCGAGGTCGATACCGCGACGGGCCGCGTGACCTTTGACCGTGTGCCCGACGCGGGGCGCGAGATCACGGCAGGGTTTGAATTCGACGTGCCGGTACGCTTTGACACCGACCGCATCCAGACCAGCATGGCCAGCTTTCAGGCGGGCGATGTGCCCAATGTGCCGGTTGTGGAGGTGCGGGTATGAACACCGATCTCGACACCCATCTTGCCACCGGCCTGACCACCGTGGCCCGCTGTTGGGGCATCGAGCGCAAGGATGGCGCCCGGTTCGGGTTCACGGACCATGACTGCGACCTGTCCTTCGAGGGCTTTAGCTTTCGCGCCGATACCGGCCTGACGGCGATGGCCCTGTCCCAGACCACCGGGCTTGCGATCGACAATTCCGAAGGGCTGGGCGCTCTCAGTGATGCGTCGGTACGTGAGGCCGATATCGAAGCGGGCCGCTTCGACGGGGCGGCGGTTCTGTGCTGGCTTGTCAACTGGGCCGACGTCGCCGCGCGGCGCCTCCTGTTTCGTGGCGAAATCGGAGAGCTGCATCGCGCCGATGGGGCGTTTCGTGCGGAATTGCGCGGGCTGAGCGCCGCGCTCAACAAGCCGATGGGGCGCGCCTATCACAGGACCATGGCCGCCGGTGCGCCGGATGCGGCCTTTGGTTTCGATGTCGATATGGCGGGCTATCACGACCTGCGCGACGTGGAGGAGGTCGAGGACCGGCGCCTGTTCCGGTTCGCGGCGATGCCGGGCTTTGAGCCGGGGTGGTTCACCCACGGCAGGCTGCGGGTGCTCTCGGGGGCGGCGATCGGCCTTGTCGGTGCGATCAAGCGGGACGAGACGCTGGCGAATGGCCAGCGTGAGATCGAACTCTGGGAACCCATCCGGGCACCTGTTCAAACAGGGGATGCGCTGCGTCTTGATGCCGGGTTCGATGGCCGTTTCGATACGTGCCGTCTGAAATTCGCCAGCGCCGAAGCCTATCGCGGTTTCCCCGATATTCCGGGGGAGGACTGGCTGACCAGCTATCCCAGGGCCGATGGCCGCAACTCGGGCGGGAGCCTGCGCGAATGAGCCGGATCGTGAGGGCCGCAAGGGGATGGGTCGGCACGCCCTATCGGCATCAGGCGGCCTGCAAGGGTGCGGGATGTGATTGCCTCGGTTTGGTGCGCGGGGTCTGGCGCGAAGTGCTCGGGCAAGAGCCGGAGCCTGTCCCGGCCTATAGCATGGACTGGTCGGAGCCACAGGGCGAGGAACGCCTGTGGCAGGCGGCGGCGCGTTGGCTTGTCGCGAAACCTCTCGCTGAGGAGGCGGCGGGCGACGTGATCCTGTTCCGGATGCGCGAGGTAAGCGTGGCGAAACATCTCGGCATCGTGGGGCGGGTCGGCAGCGATGCAAGTTTCATTCACGCCTATGGCGGACATGCGGTGCGCGAAAGTGCGCTGACGGCCCCCTGGCGCCGCAGGATCGTGGCGCGATTTGAATTTCCAGAGGAGGGCGCATAATGGCGACCTTGGTTTTGTCCGCCGCGGGGGCGGCAATTGGTGGGGCCATCGGGGGCAGCGTCCTTGGCGTGTCGGCGGTTGCCCTTGGGCGGCTGGCCGGTGCGACGATGGGACGGGCGATCGACCAGCGCATTCTTGGCGGAGGCTCGGATGTCATCGAAACAGGCAGGATCGACCGCTTTCGCCTGACGGGGGCTTCGGAAGGCGCGGCGGTGGCGCGGCTCCATGGGCGGATGCGGCTTGGCGGGCAGGTCATCTGGGCCACGCGCTTTGCCGAGAAGGTAACCTATAGCGGCGGTGGCAAGGGCGCGCCGGCTCAGCCGCAAACCGCGGATCACAGCTATGGCGTATCGCTGGCCATTGCGCTTTGCGAGGGCGAGATCAGCCATGTCGCCCGGGTCTGGGCGGATGGTGACGAGGTTGCGCCCGAAGATCTCAACATGCGCATCTACAAGGGAAGCGAAGATCAGCGTCCCGATCCTCTCATGGAGGCGGTCGAGGGCGAGGGCATGGTCCCGGCCTATCGCGGTATTGCCTACGTCGTCATGGAAGATTTGCAGCTGGCGCAATTCGGAAATCGTGTGCCCCAGTTCAGCTTCGAGGTCACCCGCCCGTCGCCGCGTGGCCAAGACGGGGCCGAATGGGATCTTGCCCACGGGTTGCGGGCGGTGGCCCTTATCCCCGGTGCCGGGGAATACGCATTGGCCACAAGCCCGGTGCACCTGCGGGGCGGGCCGGGCGAAAACGAAACGGCCAATGTAAACACGCCGTCCGGCAAGACGGATTTCGTCACCTCGCTCGACGCGCTCGAGAACGAGGCACCGGGCGTCGAGGCGGTATCTCTGGTGGCGAGTTGGTTCGGCAATGATCTGCGGTGCGGCACCTGCGAAATCCGTCCCAAGGTCGAGCAGAAAAAGGCTGATGGACGAGATATGCCCTGGCGGGTGGCCGGGCTGACACGGGGCACTGCCGAGGAAGTCCCGCGGCTGGAGGACCGCCCTGTCTATGGCGGGACGCCTTGCGATGCGGCCGTGATCGAGGCGATCCGGGATCTCAAGGCGCGCGGCAAGGCCGTGATGTTCTATCCTTTCATCCTCATGGAGCAACTCGCCGATAACGGCCTACCCGATCCATGGAGCGACAGCCCGGATCAACCGGCCTTGCCTTGGCGTGGACGGATCACGACATCCAAAGCCGCGGGCCTGTCGGGATCGCCGGATGGCAGCGCAACCGCCGAGGCCGAGGTGGCTGATTTCTTCGGCTCTGCCAAGGCGTCCGATTTCTCGGAAGGTGCCGGGCGCGTGGTCTATGACGGGCCGGACGAATGGCGCTATCGGCGTTTCATCCTGCATTATGCCAAGCTCTGTGCGATGGCTGGCGGGGTGGAGCGGTTCTGCATCGGGTCGGAAATGCGCGGGCTGACCCGTATCCGCGGTGCCGGTGGGGCTTTCGTGGCGGTGGCGGCGCTGCGCGATCTCCTGGCCGAGGTGCGCGCGATTCTCGGCCCCCAGACCAAGCTCTCCTACGCGGCGGATTGGACCGAATATTTCGGCTATCACCCGCAGGATGGCAGTGGCGACGTCTATTTCCATCTCGATCCGCTCTGGTCCGATCCCAACATCGATTTCATCGGCATCGACAATTACATGCCGATCTCGGATTGGCGCGATGGCACGGACCATGCCGATGCGGATTGGGGCAGCCTGCATGATCCGGACTATCTGCGCGCGGGGATCGAGGGGGGCGAAGGCTTTGAGTGGTACTACCATTCCGAGGAGGCGCGTGCCGCCCAGATACGCACGCCCATCACCGATGGAAGCCACGGCGAACCATGGGTCTTTCGCTACAAGGATATCGCCAGCTGGTGGCGAAATACACATCACGAGCGGATCGGGGGCGTGCGTCTTGAGACGCCGACCGATTGGGTGCCGATGTCCAAGCCCATCGTCTTTACGGAGATCGGCTGTGCCGCGGTCGACAAGGGCACGAACCAGCCGAACCGCTTTGTCGATGCCAAATCCTCCGAGAGCGGACTGCCCTATTGGTCGAATGGTCAGCGCGACGACTATCTGCAACAGCAGTATTACCGCGCACTCCTGAGCTATTGGAGCGATCCGGCCCATAACCCCGTGTCGCCGCTTTATGGCGGTCCGATGATCGACATGAGCCGCGCCTATGCCTGGGCATGGGACACGCGCCCGTTCCCGGCCTTTCCCAATGCCCGGAGCCTCTGGAGCGACGGGGACAACTATGCGCGCGGTCATTGGCTGAACGGTCGCGTGTCCACCCGGTCGCTTGCCTCGGTGGTTGCAGAAATCTGCACGGAGGCGGGCCTTGTGGATTATGACGTGAGCGACCTGCGCGGTGTGGTGCGCGGCTATGTCATAGACCAGATCAGCGATGCCCGTGCCGCGCTACAGCCGCTGATGATGCAGCATGGGTTTGACGCGGTCGAACGGGATGGCTGCCTGCGTTTCATCATGCGGGGCGGAGAGCGCGCCCTGTCGCTTGATGAAAACGCGCTCGCCGTGAGCGATGATCTCGATGGGCGGGTCGAGCGGCTGCGCGCGGCGGAGAGCGAATTGGCCGGGCGCGTGCGGCTTGGCTTCGTGGAGGCCGACGGTGATTTCGCCATCGTGGCGCAAGAGGCCAACCTGCCCGACGACAGGACAACGTCGGTCTCGCAAAGCGAGTTGCCGCTTGCCATGACGCGGGCAGAGGGGCGCAACGTTGCGGAACGCTGGCTGACCGAATCCCGCGTGGCCCGCGAGACGGTGCGCTTTGCCCTGCCGCCCTCTCGCCTGTCGGTCGGGGCCGGGGATGTGGTGTCGCTTGCCGGGGAAAGCGGGCCGGAGCTGTTCCGCATCGACGCGGTCGAGCTTGGCGCCCATCAGATCGTGGAGGCCGTGCGGATAGAGCCTTCCGCCTATGACCCTCTGCCCTACGAGGATGCCCCGGCTCCTCACCGCAGTTTCGCGGCGCCCGCGCCGGTGGAGGCGGTCTTCCTCGACCTGCCGCTGATGCGGGGGGATGAAGTGCCCCATGCGCCTCATATAGCGACGACGGCAACGCCTTGGCCGGGCAGCGTCGCGCTCTATGATGCGTCCAGCGATGCGAATTATGCGTTGAACCGTCTTCTGACCCGGCGCGCAACCATGGGCATCACCGAAAACGCGCTTCATGCCGCTCCGAGCGGGCGGTTCGACACGGGCCCGGACTTGCAGGTAAAGCTGATCTCCGGGGCGTTTGAAAGCGTCCCGCAAGAGACGCTCTTGTCCGGGGCGAACCTTGTGGCGATCGGTGATGGCACGCCGGGGGCGTGGGAGCTTTTCCAGTTTGGCGAGGCCGAGTTGGTCGCGCCGGATACTTGGTGGTTGCGCCGCCGCTTGCGTGGGCAACTTGGCACCGATGCGCTCATGCCAGAGCAATGGCCGGCCGGGTCGTGGGTTGTCCTCTTGGGAGAGGGGGTCGAGCAGGTTGATCTCGCCAGTGCGGCGCGCAACGTGGCCCGCCACTACCGGATCGGCCCGGCACAACGCGGCTATGATGATCCGGCCTATGCGCATCATGTCGAGGCCTTTGCCGGCAATGGTTTGCGGCCCTACAGCCCTTGTCATCTGCGCGCGATACGCGATGGCGGCGGGAACCTGTCGGTGACATGGGTCCGGCGCACGCGCATTGATGGCGATGGCTGGGACGTGCCGGAGGTGCCCCTGGGCGAGGAACAAGAGCAGTACCTGCTGCGCGTTCTGCAGGGTCCGGCTGTCATCCGGGAAACCACGCTTGGCAGCCCGGCCTGGACCTATGGCGCGGCGGATCGGGCGGCGGATGGTCTGACCGGCGCCTACCAGATCGCCGTG